AATTACAATTGCTCTAAGTTCTGCTCCAGATCCAGATCCACTAGAATCTTCCACAATTAAATCAGGAATTGAATAATACTCATATCCTCCATATTTTACATTTACTGCAGAAATTGATCCATTGATAATAACTGGACTTATTTGAGCCTCTTTTCCGGTCTTTATTTTTATAAGAGGTTTTTTATGAAGATTTAATATTGACGATCCATATCCTGTTCCGCTCTCATATAGATATGCATCAATAATACTTCCTCTAACTACTGGAGTTGCAGTAATAGATTGTATCGAATCTGCAATTCCTACCGGAGAATATTGTATAGAAACTGAAATTTTTGGATAATTGAAATATTGATATCCAGATCCAATAGAAGAAAATTTTATATAATTTTTTCTAATATAATTGGTTCTATTTGTACCCCCAATTCCAGCATCACATAATCTGAAAGAATTATTATCAAATTTTAAAATATAATATTGATTTGTAGTTGAAATTCCGGATATTGTCGATGTTTGGTAATTATATACAACTAATTCCCCATCATTAAATCCATGATTATTAAAACTAATGGTATGATTAATTGTAGATATTCCAGTTGGATTTACAATTAATTTTCTATTTGTATATCCACTCCCCCCATTAATTACTTTAACTTCTGAGAGAGTGTTTTTATTTGATGCGGTTATAAACTTATGAATACCTGAAGTATTTGTTGTGGTAAATCCAACAGTATTAATACCCGAAGAATAATCTGAAAAAGTTGAGTATAATCTTATTGTAATACTGTTATCAACTTTTGCATAATAAGTAGCATTATTTGTTAAAGTTTTATTTTGATCTTGATTTGATCCCAAATATGTTCCTATTCCTAATGGCAAATTTCCATTTGAATTATAAATTATTGGATCACCACTTGTAAAATTGTGATTGGTTAAAAATTGAATTGTATCATTTGAAATATCAATGCCTTTAGTCATTCTGGCATCGAAATAAACTTCTCGTACTCTCTTTTTAATTATTGGTTCTAGATTAGTTCCTCCACCATTTCCACCAGTTACATCAATTGAAATTATTTTACCAATATCAAAATCCTGACTATCAATATAAACTCTATCAATGCTTCCACTGATTACTGGTTGAACTAATGCAGTTATTCCCTCTCCAGAAGATACAGTAACTAATGGGGGATTGATAACATCATATTTATTTCCACCATTCAATACACTAACTGATTCTAATGGTCCATAGTAAATCTTATTATCGGATTTATAATTCTTAATCTCAACACCGTTAATTAGCATTCCAATAGACCCAGGAATTGTCACCTCATTACTACCATTTTTAATATTTGGATTTAATGGATATTTTTTCAGAAGTTTTTGAGCAGATATTTCTGATGACTTTTGTGAATATAATACGAATTTGTGTATTTCGGATGTGAAATTTGTATTAACATTAGCAAAAGTTACATTTTGATTTCCACCAACAAATGCTTTTGATCCATACAATCTTATCTTATTTCCCGGCGACAATACTTGAACATAATAACTCCCAGTTTCCAGATCCAAAGTAGAATTTTCTGGAGAAGAGTAATAAACTCTATCACCATTTATGAATGGTACAGTATTATTGAATAATAATGTAGAATATCTTCCACTAGAAATCTGATCACCCAATCCACTAACATTAACTGTATTAATGTTTTTCGTTATCTGATATGCATAGGGAATTGTTAATCCATTATTATTTGATGGTAGTGAATTTGATGCAACATACATATACTCATCATTTTCATTATATACATTTTGTATATCAGAAATAATTGCATTATTTCCAAATTCAATAGGAACTACTGAACTGCTTGCTTTATTAATCTTTCTTCTTAAATCATATTCTTCCTTATCCTTTACAACAAATCCAGAAAGATTATTTAAATTAACCTGTGTATCAGAAACAACTACTGAAACATAAGGTAAATTTAATGGATTTGAAAGTATATTATTAGTACCTCTTTCAACAATTTCTACTTGATCTCCAACTTTTAAACTGGATTTATCAATTGAACTACTTAATACAAATGCAGATCCATTTATGCTAGTTACTTGATATCTAGAACTTGTATTGTATATCCAAGAATTTGCGAAAATTTCCTTATATGATTTATTTTCTAATGGATTCTTAATAATTTCGCCAAGATTTTTGACATAAATTTCATCACCTTCACTAACAGTTAAAGATTCTGAAATTTGTTTGAATTTGGATAATACTCCCGTTAACCGCAATTCTACCTTTTTGGTAACATCACCATCTTCATAACCATAATAAATCTCATCAGATCGTATATCATCACTCAATAAAATTGCATATTTAATTCCACTGCAACCAAAAAATTGATTAATACTTTTACTTGCATATGAAATTATATTATTTCCAGAAAAAAGAGTTCCAGATTTTGGAAATCCTATTGTAGAATCTACACTGATTATAGAAGATCCGATTTGAATATCTTCCAAACATTTTGTATTTGGTGTAATTGTAAAATTGCCTTCTACTGCAGAAAATTCATTATATCCAACAAAAAGTGAAATTTTAAAATATTGCTTATTTTTTCTAGTAAATGTTTCTACTTCGGATACTGATGCACTAGTAATAGTATCTGTAGATTTTTTAATAGTCTGTCCGACTAATTTTGTAGGATCTCCGGAAATTCTTTCTGCTACCACAACCTCTCTTCTTATAAAATCTGCAGAAGATGGTTTGATTAGAAATTCTTCCAAATTTACTACTTTTGGTGTTACACCATAAAGAACATTGAATAAAATTCTAAAAGATTCATCAGTACCTTTAGATTGATAAAATGATCTTGCATTTTTTATAAAGTTTCCAACATTTAAATCGGAAACAAAATCACTATTCTCCAATCCTGGAGTTAGTGATGATTTTAACTTTTTATAAAATTCCTTTAAAAATAGTGAACTTAAATTTTCTACTGAAGTATTTTTGGTATGTGATACCTTCTCAGACTCAGAAAATACTAATTCTTCATAATTTAAATCTTGATGATAATTAGTAACTCCACTAAATCCACGAATACATCCGGTAAATGTATTTGTTGTTATTCCAGTATAGGTAATAATTTCGTCATCAATTTTAATTAAACCATATTTTTGAGGAAATCCCTTTGTACTTGTTACTGTAATAATTCCTGCATTAGAATCAATATTAGTAGTAAGTCCAACTTTACCTACAATAACTTCTGGAGTAAGATTGTCAAGTTTTAAGTACTGATCTAGATTCTCAGCAATATCTACAGGCCCTCCCTGATATTCCTGCGAAATATAATATTGCTTTAAAAATTCTGCCGTATTAGGGCTCTCATCCAGTATAAATTCTGGAAGTTGATTTTGAATTATTTGTTGTACTTTAACTCTAGATTCAAACCCAGTCCCTACCATATTATGCTCTTATCAGATTACTATTTGGATAACTTGACTTATAGAAATCTCTAGAAAATACTGTTCCAGATATTTCATCGCCAGAAGCAACTACGTCTCTAACCATATTTATTGAACTTTTTGAAGTATTAAAAACTAAATATAAATCTTTAAATCCAATCACATCATTTGATTCGGGAAATGCTTGAATTTCAATAATCTCGTTTGATAAACTTGTTGAAACAATCTTAACAGTACCTAACTTAATTTCACCTTTAGTATAATCTATAGTACCTGCAGATTTTACAACAACCTGAACTTTACCTTCAATTGTGGTTGGTTTAACAATTGATAATATTCCAGTTCCGGTTAGAATTCCCCTGGAATCTTTGGATGGAGTATCGGTTAGATATACCGTATCCACTTCTGTAGAAATTTTAAATCCAGTAGACTTTATATTATATCCTTCAGGATTGACATGAAATTTATTTCCAAAACATATTTCATATTGGGCAAATTGATTTGTTATTGCCTTAAGATCTCTTCTTATTCTAACTTTAGTAATATTTGATGTTATTGCACTATCAGTATTATCAATGATTTGAAGTACTTTACTATATTTAAATCTTCCTCCAAATTTATTGAAGTCTAATGATTCTGAATATTTTGTCAAAGAGTTTGATACTTTACTCTTTAAATCCTCAATTGAAGATATCTGCGATGTATTGTAATAAATTGAAGAATCGACTTCAACATATAGTATCTTGAGATCAATTATTTTTTGATTGATTCCAGAAATGCTATATTGCTTTAGTTTACTTTTAATCAATTCTTTATTAAAATCTGACACATAAGTTCCATTTTTAGGTTTAATGCTAATAATGACATTACCAAATTCTGGTGGATCTAATTCTTCTCCACCAATAATTGCAACAGACTCGGTATCTGGATATATTTTTTTGATAATTACTTCATAATCTCTTGCAGTTACTGCTCTGTACTGTGCAGAATAAATTCTTGGTGCAAAATATTTGATTGACGTAATATCCTCAATTTCTGCACCATTTTGAGAAGACTGATTTGTTGTAACAGTTACTGTTCCCAATGATACTGGTTGACCTGAGGATGATCTTGAATTTCCTTGAAAAGAAAAGTTTGAACACCCATTTCCTTCGGAACCATTAGTTACAATATAATGAACTGTTACGACTGCATTATTCTCCAATTTTTTACCAAATCTTCCATCACCAAAGAGAAGTTCATACTTCTCATCTTGAACTTCTTGTATTAGATAGATTTCGGAAGTCGAATTAATATTCAGAATATTTTCGACCAAAGAATATTCTAAACCAAGTCCACTATCATTGATACCTTTAACATAAACTGAAATTGTGGATGTATCAATATTCGGATTATCCAAAAGAAATCTTTGATCCAAAGATCCATCAACTACAAATTGTTTTGTTAGAAATGTTCCTTGATAAATTTCAATATTATTAAATTGTACAATACCGTCTACTACTGGACGAGTAATGTTATCTGGTACTGAAAACGTATATGATGTATTATCTGCAGTTCCGACACAAACTAAACCTGCATTTAAAGTAATTGTTGGTGTGGATAATTCTGAAGAAACTAAACCACTGAATGATATAATAGCCTTCGAAGAAGTTCTAGAACGTGGAACATATCCAATATTTCTTGCAAGTGAGACTACATTTTCTCTTAGAGTTGCAGAATCCAAAAAGGATTCATTTACAACCATGTTTGAATTAAATGCAGTAATATAAGTGTTATATGCTAAGGTATCCAATAGTACAGAAAAATTGGACCCTTCAAAGTCAAAATCCGTGAATGTAGAGTTGGCACGGAGATAATCCTTGATGGATGTCTTTATCTGATCAAAATCTAGATTGGTAAATTTAGTAAAAGGCATTTTATCTGGTTGCCTC